AGAATCCTTTATAATATATTTCATTATAGACTAGAATTATCTATAGCTAAAAACAAAGATAAGATCATGTTAATGGAAATGAACACAATTCCTAAAAGACACGGTTGGGATGAAGAGAAGTTCATGTACTATGCAGATGCAATGGGTTTTGCCTTCATAGACTCCACTGCAGAAGGCAAACGTGGTGAGAGGGTGTCATTCAACCAGTTCCAGGTGTTAGACATGAGTTTGGGTCAATACATAGCTTCTCAATTCCAACTATTACAAGCAATTAAACAAGAATGGGAAGAACTAATAGGAGTATCAAGACAACGTAAAGGACAAGTACAAGCATCAGATGGTATAGGTGCAACTGAAAGAGCGGTATTCCAATCTTCTGTTGTAACTGAAGAAATGTTTAGAAGATTTGACAAACTAGTAGAACGAGAGTTTAGTGGTTTACTAGATACTTCTAAAGTAGCATGGCAAGAAGGATTAAAAACACAATATGTAACAAGTGATTTTAGAGAAGCAATGTTAGATATAGATCCTGGATTATATCAAGAAGCTGAGTTTGGTGTATTTGTTAAGAATAATTCTATAGAAGCAGATAAATTAAGAGCATTAAAGCAACTTACTTTATCATTTGCACAAAACGGTAGTAGTCCTGTAACAATTGCAGAAATCTTAGAAGGAACTAACTTTAGTAAGATAAAAGAAAAGTTAGCAGAGGTAGATGCAAAAGAAAAAGAACTACAAGCAGCTCAAGCTAAACAACAGCAAGAGATGGCACAAATGGCACAACAAGCACAAATGGCTGATAAACAAGCAGATAGAGAGTTTGAAGCTCAGCAAAATCAACTAGACAGAGACGCTAAAATGGACATCGAAGAGATGAAAATTGCAGCTAAAGTTGTAGATCAAGATATGAACGACAACGGAATTAATGATGCAGTTGATTTAGAACGTGTTCGATTAGAACGAGAAAAGCTTGATTTAAAAAGAAAAGAGCTTAACGATAAAAAAGAAATTGCTAATAAACAGTTAGCAGCCCAAAAAGGGCAAAAGTAACCTATATAAAGGTGTTAACCCTTGTGTAGATAAACATGAAAAACTAGTATAATTTAATTAATTTTGTAACAATGAGTAAAGATGAGAACCTAGATCTATCTAAAGTTACTGTAAGTCAGTTATTAGATGATCAACAAATACCGGATTCTACAGATCCAAAAGAAGAAGAAAAACCTGTAGAAGACACTGTTGAAGAGGTAAAAGAAACAACAGAAACACCGGAGACTCAAGAAGAGTCTAAACCTGAAGAATCTGCAGAAGAGCCTGTAGAAGAATTAGAAGAACCAGTAGCAAAAGAAGAAGCAGCTGAGAACACTGAGTCTAATGAGACAGATTCAGAGCCCTCAATAATATCAACACTAGTAGAAAGACTAGGATATGATATTCAGGGAGAATTTAGTGATGATTACGATGGTATTGTCGGAGTTACTAAGGAAGCAGCTACAAAGATGGCAGAAGAACAGTTTCAACAAGTATTTTCAGCTTTCCCAGACATTCAAGAATACCTTAATTATAGAGTATCAGGAGGAGATCCAGATAAATATTTTGAGGTAGCAGCAAAAGAGATTGATTTCTCTAAGCTAGAATTGAATGAAAAAGATTTGGGAATGCAAAGAAAAGTCTTAGAAACATTTCTAGTATCTCAAGGTTATGAACCAGAAGAGGTAACAGATACTATTCAAGACTATGAAGATGCTAAAATACTGTATAAAAATGCTGGAAGAGCAGTAAAAAAACTAGCAGTTGCACAAGCAAATGCAAAAGAAGCTTTACTGAAACAGCAGGAAGAAGATGCTAAAATTGTAGCACAGCAAACCAAAGAGACTTGGAATAATATTGGTACTATTATCAATAAAGGTAGATTAAAAGAATTTACTATTCCAGAAGCAGACAAAAAGAAATTCTATAATTGGATGTCGGTCCCAGTTGATCAACAAGGCAGAAGCCAACGAATTATAGACAGAGAAAAGCTAGATCAAGAATCCATACTTGCTATGGAATACCTTATGTATAAGGGACTTGATTTGTCGAAGTTAATAAATACCAAAGCAACCACAAGGCAAGCTGTGAATTTGAAAGCTAAATTAAAATCAAATACGCAAACTGCAACCAGAAGAATGAAGGGTAACAAAGGAGGGTTTAATAAAACTAGCAAGAGACCGACAATTCCTTCTTTAGATAAGTTATTAGGATAAGTTTAATTTTTAATTTTTAATTTAATTTTTTTATCATGGCAGCAGATAATTTAAAAAAGCTTCGTTTATACGAAGACATTTTCAACGCTGAGGGTATGACTGATGAGAACTCATTAGCGAACGCCCTTTTAACTCAGCCTGATGTACTGTCACCGGTAATAACTCATCTAGCAGGAAGAGAAGACAAGAGGTTTCCTCTATCTTTCCTAACTGAAGGACAGGGAGCTATCAAGTACATCAACGACATTGAGTATGACTATCCAGTAATGGGTAGAATTAACAAGACTGTAGAATCAAGTTCATTAGTGAGCGGTTCAGGTCTTAACTTCACAAGATTTAAAGTAAAGTTCAATGAAAAATGGTTCATTAAGCAATACATTATTGAAAGTGAAGAAGGAATCCAAGCAAGAGTAATGACTGATCCCGTTGAATCAAGCGGAGGTTGGGTGTATACTCTACAATTAGTTACAGCTGATGGATCTGATTCAGTATCCAGTGGTAATGTAGCAGGTAAAAAATGGGTACAACTATTTGCACCTACTGCTATCTCCGGATCAGTTGGTAACGAAAGTAATTGGGTTGCTCCATCTAAAATGAGAAACCAAATCTCTTTAATCAGAAAATCTTACCGATATGAAGGTAACATGCCTGACAAAGTGGTTAACTTCGAGTTTAATGTAGATGGTAGAAAAACAAATCTATGGTATGACTTTGAAGAGTATCAGCACATGCTGAGATGGAAAGAAGAAACAGAGTATGCTCTGTGGTATTCTAAGTACAACAGATCTTCAGATGGTACTATTAATTTGAAGGATGACAATAACAAACCTATTCCAATCGGAGCAGGAGTTATTGAGCAAATTCCTAACGTTGATACGTATTCTTCACTAACAACTAACAAGATCAAATCTGTAGTAAGAGATGCACTATATGGTGCTTCTGATGCACAGCAAATGAACATTGTGTTGTTTACAGGAATCGGTGGTATGGAAGAATTTGATAACGCTATGAAGAGCGAGATCAGTTCTGGAACTTACATTAAGAACACAGACCCATCTAACTTTATTTCTGGTAGTGGATCTAACCTACAATTAGGAGGTTACTTCACTTCTTACCAGCATATTGATGGACATGTGATCTCAGTAAGATACTTACCTTTATTCGATCACGGTGCGAGAGCACTTAACAGTCCAAAACATCCTGTTTCTGGTTTACCACTAGAATCATATAGAATGTTATTCCTTGATATGTCAACATATGATGGAGAAACTAACGTTCAAATGATTTCTAGAAAAGGTAGAGAGCTAGTAAGATGGGCAGTAGCTGGTGCTTCTGTTCCTCCAGGATTTGCGGGTGGTAACTCACTAAGAGCAAACGATGTAGACGGTGCATCAGTTCACTTTATGAAAGAAACTGGTATTGCAATCAGAAGAGCTACAAATTGTTTACACTTAGAGTGTGTGAAATCATAAATTTCTTTTCAGAAGAGAGGGGACAAACGTCCCCTTTTCTTTCTGATTATTAACCTTTAATTTTTATAAATATGAAACAAGTAATAATAAAGCGAAGACCAAACGCTACTAACTTGCCTGACGAAGTATATGCTGAGGCAAAAAGAAAGATAGGGTCTACGTTTTCTGTTAGTGGTGATACAAACACCGGACTAACATTTGGTGAACAAAAAAAATACCTACCAGGTATCATAGGAATAGATTCCTCTGATGTTAACTTTCAAAAAGAAGTTAAAAAGTATTTTCAAGATATGTCATTAACTATTGAGAATACGGGTACTAAATTAGAAGTAGGTGTAGATGAAAATGGTGATCCAATTAATTTAATGGACTTTATTAGATATAAGTTTGCTTTAGCTCATCCATATGTTGCTAAAGATGAAGAGACTTTATATGCTAATAAAAAGTTTAGATATTTTATTTATGACACTGCAATTGAGAAAGAAAAACAAGCTCAAGGAGTCAAAAGTAGAAAAGAAGCTTACAAGGAGTTTATTAAGTTAAGTGCAGATGAAGCTAAAGTAAATCAACTTTTATTAGTTTATGGATATAATCCTAAAACTATGGATGAAACACAAAAGGAGATTACTTTAGAAGGAGAACTAGATTCAAATCCATCTGAATTTCTAATGTATGCAACCGATAAGAACATTGAATACCAAGCGTTTATTGAAGATTGTTTATCTAACGATGTATTACGCAGGGTAGGACAAAGTTATTTAAATGGTGATGAGACTATTGGAAATAGTTTAGAAGAAGCAGTTCTATATCTAAAAGATAAAAAGAACTCTGAAGTCTATGCTACTTTGAAAGCTCGTCTAAAAACATTCAGTGAATGACAGTATTAGAAATGCATCATGCGGTAGAACAGGGGCTGCAAAAAGTAGCGTCTAACTCATTCGACACATTTTTGCCGGAAGAGATAGACTTTGCTTTGAACAAAATGCAAGAAAGATTTGTAAAACAAAGATTCTTTTTTGCCTCAGATCCTAAAAGACAGGGTCTTCATGGTTCTCAAAAAAGAGTGGATGATTTAAGAGTTCTTACAGTTTTAGACTATCTAGACACTGTTGTTACTCCAAATCCCGCTAGAAACTATGAAGACTTTGACCTACCTACTGATTATATGTTTCTAATTAATAGTAGAGTAAACATACTTTATGATGACTGTAAAATAGATCCTGAACTTGTATCTAACGGTACATTTTCAACTGCGTCAGATTGGACACTAGGAGATGGAACAGATGATAGATGGGCAATAAGTAATTCACAATTAAGACATACAGCAGGATCAGGTAGTAGCTACCAAGAAGCAGCTAGCCAAGTATTAGAAGAAGTAAGAACAGGTGAAACCTATCTTATAACTTTTATTTTACAAAGACCAAGCATTTCGCCTGGTTATAATGGTAGTTTTACAGTTTCTCTTGGATCTCCTATTACAGGAGGGTTAAATACATCACTTACATTTGACTATGATGCCTCTGCAGTATCTGCGGGATCAGCAACTATATATCAAAGTACATCTTTGGATAGTTCTGGTAACAATACTATTGAAAAGCAAATAGAGTTACAGGCGTTAAGTGATCAAGCGGCAATAACTTTTACTCCTAGTCAAGATTTTGATGGAGTATTAAAGAATGTGTCCGTAAAAAGAATAAAAGAAATAGGATTAAGAATAGTAGAACCTGATGATGCCTACAATATTTTAGGTAATCCATTTGCTACAGCCACTGATCAAAGTGCGTTTGGAATAGTAAATGGTACTAATATTAAGGTATTTAGGAACACAAAAAACAACAAAAGTTATCTATTAAAAAGCTTGAGAGCAGATTACATTAGGACACCAGTAGAAATTTCTTTATCTTCGAACATAGATTGTGAATTAGCAGATCATACACATCAAGAAATAGTAGACCTTACGGTCAAACACTTACTAGAAGCAACAGAGTCACAGAGATACCAGACTAATACAGTCGAGAGTTCACAAACTGAGTAATTTATTTTATAATCTCTAAATTTAATTTTATTATGGCAAATCTTAAAAAAGAAGTGTTGATCGTAAATAGCGATACTGCTGCATCATCTGCATTTGAAGCTGCTAAATTCGGCTTTGTAGAAAATGGGTCAGATTTTTCTGCTTTAGACAATAGTGGAGCAATTGAACTATCTGGTGGTGAACAAGATGTATCATTATTTTATGGGTCAGCAAACGTAGGTCCTATTAGTGAAGGGGACGTTAAAAGCACAGCTATACTAGCCTACAGTAGCGGTACAGCACAAGTGTCAAACGCACTACTCGTATTAGAGTCTGATAACTCTGCATACGTTAAAATTATCAATACAACAAAAGGTACAATGAACCTTCCTGTTAAAACTTTTGAAGTAGTAGGTCAAGCAAATGCTGAGGCATCTTCGTCTGCTATTAAAGCTTTAATGGATGTTGAATTTGCTAAACCTGATTCTCCATTTTTTGGATTCAGTGTAGCTTTAAGTGGATCAGATGCAAGTATTAATATTACTGCACCAATTGACTCTCACTTTAGATTAGCAGCAAATGATGCAAGTTCTGTTTCTTATACTACAGCTGCAGTTCCTTCACAAGGTACTGAAGCTAAAGTAAAAGTTGTAGAAGAAGAAGGATTCATCGCTGATGGTGTATATGGTTTAGCAGGATCTGCTGCAACAATTAAGAAGCCTGCTTCTGTTGTTTCTGGTAACTATGATTTATTAATCATTGAAGGAACAAAAGAATATGCTTCTAAAGCAGTTGGTAATGCAAAAGCATTTGAAGACTTCTGTCTTTATATTTATGTTAAAGATGGCAACACTACGATTACGCCTGTCGCTATCAAAGCAGAAATAGATAAGCTAAAAGCTTAAAAACATTTTATTTTGTTTTAGTTTGTTGAGAAAGAAGGCGGTCTTAGTCACCGCCTTTTTTTGATTAAATTAAAATAAAGTAAATTTATATAAACATAAAATAAAGTAAATGACATTAGAAGATTTAATACGGGATACCCTAAGTAGGTTCCCAAATGAATCTTATAGTAAAACAGCGGATAGAATATTACAGAAGAGCGATGCATTTTCGCATCGAACGTTAAGAAGAAAAGTAGCACAAGTAACTAAAGAGATAAAACAAGATTCATACGGAGTACCCACAGTATACAATTATAAAGGTGAAAAACCTATAACATCGCTAGAAGAAGCGATAACGTTCTTTGATATTGATGTCAATGAGTATGAAGTCACAGGCTATTCATGTAATGCTTGGGATGTTTCAACTAAGACGGGTAAAAAGACTAATTATCAAGTCAAGCTCTCATTAAAACCGAGAGAAGAAGAAATAGACTATCAAACTATCAAGTTGGAGCTTGATAAAGCGATATCTATTGTTAATGTAAAAAAGACTCCTGGAAAAAAGACAGGAGTGTTATGTCTGGCAGATTTACATATTGGTGCTGATATTAGAAATTTACAACGTACGCCTGATTTTAATTATAAAAAAGTAGTTCAGTATTTACGAACTATTGCAGATCAGGTAAATAGTAGAAACTATGAAACCCTAGAAGTTATATTTCTAGGTGATTTTATAGAATCATTTACAGGACTTAATCACATAAACTCTTGGAAGTCTATGGGTAAAGGAATGTACGGACATCACGTTGTGATTTTAGCATTTGAGATAGTAAAGGAGTTTTTATCAAATATAAATAATCTCCAATCGGTTTACATGGTTTCAGGAAATCATGATAGATCTACCTCAGATGCTAAACATGACAACGAAGGAGATATAGCTGGATTGCTATCTTACATGTTAAGAAATGCAATTACAGATGTTAAAATTGAGTTTAGTCCTTTAGTTATAGGATCTAAAATTGATAATATATATTATATTATGACTCATAATCATCACGGCTTATCTAAAAGAGACTTTGGTAAAATCATATGGGAGTATGGTAAACAAGGTCTTTATAATGTACTACTAGGAGGGCATTGGCATAGTAGAAAAACTAGAAAAGTTTATCATACGCTAAATGAAACCTATGTAGATCAAGCAGATTATAGGGCTATAGATGTTGCTCCATTGTTTACCGGCAACTTCTACAGCGAATCAAACGGGTGGACTAGTTCAGCTGGATATACCTTAATAGAAAACAATGGTAAAGGTAGACCTAACGTTTTTGACTATTCTTTATAATGGCAGCAGGAGCACATAATTTTAAAATTGAACAAGGAGCAACTTTTGGAAATACAATAAAATATGAAGATGCTTCTGGCACTGCAATTAACTTATCTGGTGCTTCTATTACTTTAAAAGCTAAAGATAATAGGAGTGATCAGAATTTTGTGTTAAATTTGTCTAACGGTAATGGTATAACTCTTAGTAATCCTTCTGGTGGAGAGTTTACTATTAATCTTACAGCAAATCAAACAAAGCTATTAAAGTTTAACAGAGCAGATTACGATTTAGACATAAACTTATCTGGAACAGTTACAAGGTTGTTAACTGGACAGATTCAAATTGTAAAAGGTGTTGGGTAATGGCAAATAAAGTACAAATTACAACCCCCGCGGGCAACGTAGTAAGAATATCAGATAGTACAACTAATAAAGTTACAACTGCTGGTAATGTTGTTACGGTAGTAGCTGTAGGTACACAAGGACCTGCAGGAGCAGGCGACCTGAATTTTGTACACACGCAGAGTGTAGCTTCCTCTACATGGCAAGTTACACATAATTTAGGAAAGTATCCATCAGTTAGTGTAGTAGATACATCGGAGACTGAAGTAGTTGGTAAGGTAATCTATAAAGACTGGGGAACCGGTAATAGTAGTGCTAGTAAACTACAAATTTTATTTACCGCAGCATTTGCAGGTAAAGCTTTTTTAAATTAATAAAATAAAAGACTATGAGCGTAAAATATTTAAACCATATAAATCTAGGAGGGAATAGAATAGAACAGGCTACTATTGAGCCGTTAGGATCCGCTCCTAGTAATAACTTACAAATCGGTCGAGTATACTATGATACCTCGAGCAATAATGCAGCAACATATGCACTAAAAATTTATGATGGTAGTGGGTTTGTGTCTATAACCGGAGACTTAACAGCTGTTCAAACAAGCACATCTGATCAATTAGTAATAACTAATGGAAGCGGTCCTATACCAAGCTTTGCAATTCAAACAGAAGCTGTATCTGAGAATGGATCTAAATTAGCTACAACATCACAAATTAAAACTTATGTAGATAACCAAATTACTGCACAAGATTTAGATTTAACTACAGATGCAGCAGGAACAATATCTATAGACTTAGATTCTGAAATTCTTACAATAACTGGTGATACAGGTATTACAACCAGTCATTCTGGTAATACAGTTACTATTGATCTAGATGACACATCTGTAACACAAGGTTCATATGGTAGTTCTACATCTATACCAACCTTTACTGTAGACCAACAAGGTAGATTAACTGCAGCTGGTTCTCAAAGTATAAGCACTACTTTAACTGTAGATGCAGATAGTGGTACCGGAGATGTTGCATTAGCTACAGACGATTTAAGAATTGTTGGTACAACTAATGAAATTGAAACATCAGTAGGTAAATCAGGAACAGATGTAACTGTAACAGTTGGTTTATCAAATGATGTATCTATTAACAGTCAACTTACTGTTGGTACAGCTTCTGGTACAGATGCACCAGTTATTAAATCTATATCTAATTCTGTTGCAGAAAATATATTATTAGAGAGTAGAGAAACCTCTGCTGCTTCTGCACCTGATTTAGTTCTTTATAGAAATGCTGGTACTCCTGCAGATGCTGATACTTTAGGGGTTCTTGAGTTTAGAGGTAGGAATGCAATGGGTACTCCTAATACATCAGATATAAGTTATGCTGGTTTCTACAGTAGAATTTATGATGCATCTAATCAAGATTCTACAATGACTTTATCTTTAAATAAAGGTAATGGATCTGGAGCATATAAATCAGCAGCTATATTTAAATTACTAGGAAGTAACAACAGTGGTACTGGTGCACTTCTTATTAACCCTGCAAGTGATACATCAATTCCAACTCACAACTTAGATGTAAATGGTACTGCACACTTTAGTGGTAATGTTACATTTGCTGGAGACGTTACAATTTCTGGTAGTCAAACAACTAAAAATTCTGAAGTTGTATTAATTGAAGATAATATAATTACTCTTAACAGTAATGAAACCGGAACTCCTAGTCAAGATGGTGGTATAGAAATAGAAAGAGGAACATCAACTAATGTTCTTTTATATTGGGATGAAAATGTCGGTAGATGGTCACAAAGATTATCTGGAGGTACAGAATACGCTTTACATACAAAAGAACATGATATAGTATTAGGAACTGATACTTCTGGTAACTATGTAGGTAATATTACTGCAGGTAGTAATATATCTATTAGTAATGCTGCAGGCGAAGGAACGTCACGTGAGATTAGTGTTACAGGTCTTGATAACTACGGTAGCTGGAACTTAAAAGTAAATGGTGGATCATCAGATGATATCTCAAGTGGTGAGACTGTTAACTTTGTAGATGGAGGAGCAATTGATATAACAAAAAGTGCAGTTGATGATATAACAATAGCACACGCAGATACATCAGCACAAGCATCTGTAGATAATTCAGGTATAACTTATGTACAAGATATAACCTTAGATACTTACGGACACGTAACAGGAATAACCTCTGATGACGCTACAGACGGTGTCAACTCACTAATATCAACTAACCATCAAAATAAACATAAAACATTTGACTTAGATAATAGTGTTAGTGGTGTATCATACAATAGTGGAAACTATACATTTACTATTACACACGGTATGGGAGCATCTAGAAAATATGCAGTAGAAGTAATAGAAGATAGTCATGATTATGAAACAGTATTTGTGTCAGTTAAAAGACCATCTGATACAACAATTACAATTGCATTTGGTGCACCAGTCACAGCTGGTGCATACAGAGCATTTGTAACTAAGATGGATTAAAATAAAATTATAGTATTATGCCTAAATTTCTCCATGATGGACATTTCAGTGGGAGCACCATAGACCTAACTGTTGACGGTAATATAATACAAGACTCTACTTACAATTTAACTATATCATCAGGTTCAAATATAGTAGGAGCTAATCATTTGTTGCTACAAGGAAATGCTAGTTATGTAAAAATACACGCACCAAGTAATTACATTTATTATGATGCTTCAGCCCACTATCTTAGAAACGGTGCAGGATCAGCAAATTATCTACTACTTAATTCAAGTGGTGCTACTTTTTCAGGTAATATATCAAATTCATCAGGACATTTCACTATTACCTCTGCTGATGATTTTAATATTGATGCCACAGGTCAAATAAATTTAGACACTGATGGTGGTAATATTAGATTAAAAGATGCTGGTTCTCAATTTGGTTTAATTGCTAACTCTAATCAACATTTACAAATTTGGGCTTCAACTGATAATAAAGACATATTATTTAAAGGGTATGATGGTGGCACTGCTATAACAGCTCTTCAATTAGATATGGGTTCAAATGGTAGAGCTTTTTTTTCAGGTAGAGGTGTATTTAACGAAGGCAAAATTGAAATAAACAAAGATGATGATGGAAGTGCTCCTGCTCTTACTTCAACATTACATATAAAAGGATTTGAGGGTAGAGGGGCTGGTATAAGAATACAAGATAAAGTAAATAGTGCTAGCAATGCAAGTAGTAGAGAGTGGTTTATTGGAAGCGGGTATGGTCAGTCTAATTTTAATATTGGATATGCATCAGATGGTTCTCAATCTTCTTATGCTGCTCAAAACATGTTTAAAATTAGTACTGATAAAAGCGCTACGTTTTATGGTAACGTACATGTTGATAATAGTAGTAGTGTTTTCGCTGCTGCTTTTTACGAAAAAACAAATACAAATTATCTAATAGATCCTGCTGGCTCAAGTAATATTTTATCACTTACACTTTCAAATAATAATCCTGTAATAACATTTGCAGATTCATCTGGTTCTACATATAATTGGCAGACTAGATATAGAGACAACATATATGAATTTGTATGGGGTGGTGGTATAAAATATTATTTTAAAAATACACATGAACTAAGATTTGGTGATAGAGATTCAGGTTTATTAACAAACGCTGCTATAAAAGATCCTTTTATTAGAAAATCAGGTAGCACAACAATTAATAGTGTTGCTATAGGTCATTTACAGCTTGGTACAAATAATACCACTCAACTTACAATTGATGCGGCTGGTAACACAACCGTTGCAGGTGCAGTAACAGCTAAAGGACAAGTAAATGTAACTGACGCTGACGGAAGCACAACTTTAAACCACGTAAGAGCACATTCTAACGGTACTGAAGGGTTTTTAACAGTTAGCAATGGTAGTAACTGGGGCTTTATTGTTAGAGGACCTGGTAATGATCCTAGAATAGGTGCTTGGTATGGTGGAACATTAAAAATAGAAGGTTTCCATAGCTCAGACGGAGCTACAGGTTCTAATGCTATTGATTTTGCTCAGTTCCAATTTGGCAACGATCATTTCCAAATGAATGCTGCTACATCAACTTTTGCAGGGGCAGTAGGTGTTGGCGTTGCGGGAGGTTCTAATGCTAAATTAGAAGTTGTTTCTACGACTGGTGAAGTTTTTAGAGCTGATGCAGCTAGTGGTGCTTTTAGAATAGTAGCTAATCAAACAGGCGTAAGTACACAAGGTGCTTTTTCTCATACTGGTGGTAATGCAACTTTTGCGGGTAGTATAACTAATAGCGGTGTTATATTAAGTAATAGAACTGGTTCAAGTTCGCCTAATAGTGGCAATACAAACTTTTATGCAGTTGATCAAAGATCATACGATTCTGGTGAAGTTGGTGGCTCTATTGTTCTTTCTGGTAAATATAATAATGCTGGGGCAATTCTTTCAGGGGCACCATTTGTTAAAGGTTATAAAGTAAATAATAATGATGGTGATTATGGCTTTGGAATAAAATTAGGTGTTAGAGAAAATGGCAGCGCATCAGTAAGTACTGCTTTAACAATAGATTCAACCAGCAACGCAACTTTTGGAAGTGATGTTACTGTAACTGGTAATTTAACAGTTGGTGGAACTACTACAACTCTTAATACACAAACGGTAGAAGTTGAAGATAATATATTACAATTAAACACAACTCAAGGATCACCAGATACTGCTACAGCAACTACATCTGGTATATCTGTATACAGAGGAAGTGGTGTTGCACAAGCAAGTTTTATATTTGATGATGCAGATGATACATGGGATTTAACAAATAATTTAGG